AAACTGTGTATTTGCTAGTGTCGGATATGTCTGGGAACGTCATCCCATACTTGTTTGGCTCATCTGACAATACATTGACCTCTGTATTGAAGTAAGGTAGCAGAGAATTAGCTGACTTAACAGGTAGCCCGTATGCACGAACCTTTATCTCGTCCTCTGGTCTACCCTGTAGGTCTTTAGCTATACGATCATATCCGCCGAATGGGTTCTCGTCGGAGTGCAGGTATACTATTGCCGCATCCCTAGATGGGCTATACTGGGCAACGGGGACTTCCTGTCCCCTAAGTAGTTCTGCTGGTTTGGTTTGCAGAGTTTCAGCGTTTTTTAAGTAGTCAGCTATGAAGGGGGTATACCCATCAATCGGCGTAAAGCCGATTAGCATTTTGCTGTCACGAGTAGCTAGGCGAAATCGCAAAGTGTTGACTAGGGCTGCGTCGCCCAAGTATTCATCCAGCCAGGCACCGATGTTGTTACCCTCTGGGTTCTTGAACCCGAACTCGAAACCTTCCAGGATTGTCTGGTTGTTGCTGAACTGGGTATAGGTCTTAAAGTCCACACGGGTCTTGGTGTCAGGGAAGACAAAGCTACTCCCGGTGAACCCGTTCTGCATTGAGTAATTGATGTATCCGTCTATGCTCTTGGTCTTCTTGCGGAACTCCTTGGGCATCATCTCCCATACGGCTGGCTGTTGAACCTTGATAGATGTGTCAGCATTCTGACTGAAGCACACAATGTGTCCGCCCTCGTTCTTACTGACCGCATCCATTACCATCTTGGCGCAACCAGTTGTCTTACCGCTTCTGTTTCCGCCGAGAGCTAGAACCTCATTGAACTCGTTCAGTCCCTCCTGCATACGAACCCATCCCTCTAGGTCAAAGCCGTAGCGGAGAGGGTCTTCGTTGGAAGCACGTATCCTACCCTCGTGCGCTTGGTGAAGTTTCTCCAGTAGCTGGGGATCGGACTCCCCTAGGAGGACGATTTCCTCGTCACTAGGTGAAGGCAGTATAGGGTGATCTGTAAATTCAAGGGACATTAGTCAACTAGTTCATACCCGTCTGAATCTGTGTCAGGCTCATCATCTTCCTCTATATCCCAGACTAACTCAATATCACCCAGCTCGGAGTTCAGATCCTCTAGGGACTCCTTCATTAACATCTTACCTATCCTGTAGTTGGTGTAGTCATAGAACAACTCACCCTCCTCGTCCATTACTATGAAGCAAAAGTTGTGGAAGTGTTCGCCCAGTATTCCCCGAATCTGGTCATAGATAACATCTGTATCGTCTGCGTCTGTCATTTGCTACCGCCTGTCTTGGACTTGGGTGGCTCTGGTTTCTTTGACCAGTCAATGTCGTCGTAGTTCTTACGCTGCTTGTCTTGATTGTGTCCCTTGCGGGGTGCGCATCCTTTACCCATCTGTGTCCTCCTCTACTAGTTCTGCCTCTTCGGCTTGTTTGAGATTGGCGATCCTGTCCCTCGCCGCCTGTATAGTTGCCTCGTAGTCCTCCTGTGTAATCACCTGGCGGTCTTCGGTTATAGCACTGGCCTCGCCCCGCGAGGTCATTGCCTCCCGAAATGAGTTAGCTTTGGCTATTGAAAGTTCCTTGAGATCCTTGAAGTTTACCTCGAAGTCCTCCTCAGTTTCCATACGGTCACGCACCTTCTCAATCAGATCCTCCTCCAGGGAGGATATGTTGAGGTAGTTCTTCGCCGAGATCTTGCCAGCAACCTCCCGCAATTTGCCGAGGTGGTCAGCGTAGTCCACTAATACATTCAGCACTGTCTGCCTAGAGAACTTGTATTTCCGAACTAGAGCCGTCTGGCTCGTTCCTTTACTGTAAAGATACAGTAGCTTGGCTACCTTCTGGGGGTCATACAGCGATAGGCTCTTGACCTGCCGTAACTGCTTTACGTCAACTACGGAGTCAATGGCATCAGATATTTCTGCCATTAGCTCCTCCTTGTCATCGGGTATGTCCTGCATAGGGACAATGTGTCACTGTGCTTCTTGATCTGTCAAGCATTAAATATGATATATCTTTTTATTTATACTTGACTATGTTGTCATACTGTATCCATATAGAAAAATAGTCAGGAGGTAAACCCGTAACAGGGCGAAAACGATCTCCGGGAATAGCCACCCGTATGACACTAAACTACACGGCACTGCGATAGGACATCTGCCTCTTGGGAACAAGGGTCAGCCACCCGCAGTATAGGTTCATACCCCTGAGATTGCGTGAAGGGTATGATAAAATAACGCCTGTGACTTACGGATTACTCTTCGATAATACCTAGTCTGACCCTCGGGTCTACGTTACAGATGCTTCGCTGTCAGGCGAAGCTGTATCTCGTTACAAGGAGTAAGTTGACTGAGACAAGATACGACTACCTCCCCAGCTTGGGGCTGGGGATAGAAGCCCCTTGAGTGCCATTTTTTTTTATGGCTGGGTTTATGTATATATAAAGCAAAAAGTTTTGGATTTCTAGACACCCCCACCCCTCAAAGTTTGTATCAGGATCTTGGATACACGTATCAGCATTTCAACTACAAACCGGGTGTATCGACATTTCAACTACACGTATCAGAAAACCAACTACAAAGTTTGTATCAGGATTTCAACTACACTGTATCGAAAAAAGCACTACAAAAATGTGTATCAGCTTTCCAACTACACGTAATGATTAAATATTTTAGTCGAAAGCAATATATTGAAACCCTCATTAATGGTATCAGATGAGCGCCATTTGAGAGAAACTAACGGCTTATCGATTAGGTTTTCCGAGCTTTTCCGAGAAAAAGTGAAAAAAAGTGCCTTTGTAAAATGCTTAATATCAATGTCTTAAAGAATTTCATAAAAAAAAACGATAAAAGACGAAGAAAGTTATCGACTCAAAGCGTTTTCGGTGATCTATTGTTTCCATCGCTGACTTATTGATTGATAAGCGAAGGCTGGAAAGCCTAATGGGAATCATTAGTTTTTGGAAATTTTACTCTTCGTTATAGTGGCGTTAAAACTAAAATTCTAGTAAGGCTTATGGCACCGATTCGTCGGAAGGTCACCTTGCGAAAAATACATTGATCGGCTTGTTCTTTTATCACCGCCGATATTCTATAAAGTTTTGAGGTCACTTAGTTGCGAGATTTATCCCTACTGAGTTTAAACCTTCCAGCCTACGGGTTGAAATTTAGAATAGCGAGAGCGTCAATGTGATAAGTATTAAGACTGACACTTTTACTACTTTGAAAGTGGCGAGTAAAATGAGCGAATCTATTGAAAACCACTTGTCCACACTCTCAGCCTTCACGTGGCGTGGATGTTACGCAATTAAGCAACTAATGAGAACGTCGAAATGAAAACGAAAAATACAAGCAACCAATGGCGAGATACTGCCACGCTTCCACACTCAGGCGACTGGAGCTGGAAACCGAAAAAGTCAAAACGGGTTCGACGCAAGTCGACCCTTGCCAAGTCTGCCAAAAAGGTAGCACCGAAACGTAAACCAGTCGTGGCTTTACCAGCCAAGATTGTATCGACTATTACATTGGAAAGCTTAGGGCTTTCCTTTACTCCTACCACTCAAATCCGAGCATCTATCGTATGAAGACATTTGATGAAGCATTTGAAATCTGGAGCCTATGGGATAAATACCTAAATAGGGACAAGCGAAGTTTTATGGAATACTTCGAGGAGGAACACGGAATTATACTAACGGAATGCACGAGCTTTGAGACAATCAAATCCTTGTGCGAAAAATTCATCAAACAGTAATAAATATGAAACTATCAAAACAAATTAAAAACTCTCTCCTATCAATGGAGACAATCCTGGACAACGCATTGCGCATTGCTCAGAATCAAAACGTCGCACAAGTGACAATATCTCGAAATGATGCTTCACGTATATTGGAAAGCATTGACGAACACATCGACAATCTTCGAGACATCGAAAGGCTCACGAACTAAAACAGAAAGTAAACTATGAACCTACTAGAAAAAATGAACAAAATTGTCGGTCGTAAATGCTGGCACGGGTCGCCCGGAATGGCTACCGAGGAAAGAATCACGGCAATCGACGTGAATATCGTAAAGGAAAACATCCGAGTCGAATTTGAAAGCGGATGTTTCACTAGTCTTCCAGCTGAAACTATGGAAATACTGCTCGATCAATGGGAAGAAGGATACACAAACGGCGTCTCCTATAACCCGTGGACGTGTTCAATCACTAGACGATCAGGTATGCTGGAGCAATTGATGATATAACTTTAACCCTAAAAGAAAGTAAACTATGAATAAAGCAAAGCACGATTACCTGATGAAGGTAAAGAATGACAGCGACGGATGGGCGCTGATCAAACAAATGCGCCAACAAGCTAAGGCTTGTGGCTCGAAATACAAGCTAGTTCTACGAGGAAGCAAACCGAAAACCCCGTGGGGCTGGAGAGTAAGCATACCGCTGGATGATGCCCAAGAAATTCGTATCTACATTCGCAAAAAGGATGAAGAGCGAGAACGAAGGGAAAAGATGGAGGAGTATGCTGAAATCTCGAAATTCTACAAGCGAACGGCGTATCGACAAGCGCTAGAACATCTGAACAAACTAGTCGAGAATGAAATATGACAACGTGTTCTGGTTCCACTCAAAAGAACTAGGTGAAGGTGCAATCTATGACGGCAGAATAAAAACAAAAACGCCTCTTGGATTTTCAGTAAAAACAGTATGGCAAGGTCACTGCACCGAAGCCGAACTAATGGAAAAAGTAAATCAATATGAAGAGAACACTAACAAAA